GCGATGCTTGGAAGGGCAATCGCGTCAGCGAAACGCAATCATTGTCATGGCCGCGCTATAACGTGGTTGTGGATGGCTTTAATTACCCCAGCGGTGTTGTGCCACCACAGGTCATAAACGCTTGCGTGGAAATGGCGCTACGGGCTTCGGCTGGCGATACGCTGATTGCTGACCAAGGCCAAAAGGTGAAGCGCGAAAAGATTGACGTAATTGAGGTTGAATACCAAGATTATTCCGACCCGACGCAGCGTTACCCATTCATCAATCGGATATTAACGCCCTATCTTTTATCCGCATCTGAAAGCGGGTTTGGTGTAACACGGGTTGTCCGCACATGAGCAGCCAAGCGCAAACAGCATCACGGCTGCTTGCTAAATATGGCGAAGCGGTGTCCATCATATTCCCTGTTTATGGCGCGACAGACCCCATCACTGGCGCAGTCATCGGCACGAACACCAGCACGACAATAACAGGCAAAGGCTATCCCGCTGCTTACCACAAGCGCGATATTGACGGCGATATTATCCAAGCGGGTGATGTGCGCCTAATCCTTGAACTTATCGCCACCCGCCCCGCTGTGGGCTGCTTATCAACCATTGACGGCACAACTTACCGCATCATGGATGTGCAACCAATCCGTCTTACTGGTGAGGATGTGATTTATATATGCCAGTTAAGGTCAAATTGATGTTGCCGATAGGCCAGAGGGTTTTCTTTCCATCGCAATGGAACTCTGGCATTTTGGACAGTGTGCTACATGATACGCACAACCACGTTATTGCTTATATAATTAAGCTGGATGATGGTAAAAAGGTGGCTGTAGATATGCAGATTGTGGAGCCTTTAGATGATTAACAGCAAAATTAGTGCGGCGCTTGCGAGCAAACTTAATACGCTTGCGCTTCCAACGCATTGGGAAAATGCCAAGTTCACGCCCACCAATGGGCAGATATATCTAAGCGAAAGCCTATTGAGCGGCGACACTAACCCTGTCGGTGTTTCAAGCGCAGCATCGGATGAATTTGGCGGCGTCTATCAGGTGCTTGTTTACGCCCCTTTGGATGCCAACAAGGGTCAGGCCCGTGCAACCGCTGACACCGTTGCTGCTGCATTCCAGCGCGGCGACAGGCTTACTTATGCTGGCATTACAGTCACCATACAGCGCACGACACAGAACCCAGCGTTTATATCTGGCAACCGCTTTGTTATCCCTGTCAGCGTGACGTATCGGGCGTTTTCATGACCACGTTCAGTTTGGACGTAAAGGCGTTTGCTGCGAAGGCTGAAAAGGACGCTGATGCCGCTATCAGTAAAATCTGTTTAGACCTTTTATCTGACATTGTTTTGAACACGCCTGTTGATAGCGGCAGGGCAAGGGCCAACTGGCAGTGCAGCATAGGTTCACCCGCAATTGGTGAAGTGCAATTTGATGCCGATACTGGAAGTGGCATTACAGCGCCAAGGGAAAGCGCCGCATCTGCCCGTGCTATCGCCGCTGGAAGCGCAGCCGTAGCCAGTGCGCCGCGCAATATTTTCTGGATTAGCAACAATCTGCCATACATTTACCGCCTTGAATTTGAGCAATGGTCAAAGCAAGCGCCAAGTGGTATGGTGCGGTTAGCAATCAACCGCGCAGAACGCAAAATGCGTTAGGGTGACTTGACTGCTTTTTTGTGTTAAATGTTCAATCCCATGCATGGAGATTAAATTATGTCTGACGTTGTTTCCTCGGTTGGCACTATTGTTTCGGTGTCGGCTACTGCCCCAGCCACTTATGACGCCACTGGCTTTGCTGCCCTAACTTGGGCTGCTTGTGGTGAACTGGCTGACTTGCCAGCTTTCGGCGCTGAAGCTGCACTTGCAACACACACGCCTTTGAAGACTGGTATTGTTGCCAAGCGTCGTGGTTCGCTGAACTATGGTTCGGTTACTTTGACAATGGCACTGTCTGAAACAGATGCTGGTCAAGTCATTCTGCAAACCAAGGGCAGCGCCGCTGCTGGCGCAAGCGCACTTGTTTCGGTTAAAGTTGCTCTGGTTAATGGCGACATTCAGTATTTCACTGCACAAGTTATGTCGTTCAAAACCAATGTCGGCAATGCTGACGCAATCACAATGGCTGAAGTGACACTTGAAATCGACAATTCGGTTGTTAAGGTTTCTTCGTAATTAGCCAACAAACTTCCCCGTCGTGGCTGCATCCGACCACGGCGGGGGAGACTTTCAACATCGGTGCATTCGGATGGAACTAAATATGTTTGACCTAAATTCATTGAAACCTGTTAAAGCTGATGATGGCGCTGTTCTTAATATCGCGCACCCTGAAAGCGAAGAAATCATTGAGGGTATGACGATTACCCTGCTGGGACAGGACAGCAAAGTTTATCGCAAAATCCAACTTGCAAAGCAGCAAGCGGCATTGAACCGCATTTCCAAGGGCAAGAAGGCTGTCGATTTTGACGCTGAAAAGCTGGCTGAAGACAGCATTGATGACCTTGTGAAGCTGACTGTTGCTTGGGAAGGCTTCACGCTTGATGGCGTAAAGCTGGATTGCACACCTGAAAACGTCCGCACCGTTTACAATGAATGGTCGTGGATTAAGGAACAGGTGTCGGAGTTTGTCGCTGACCGCGCAAACTTCTTTCGCGCAAACGATTGAGCAACTCACCTTATTTGTAAAACAAGCGGCTTGGCTTAACACAATCCCGACGAAGGCAAAGCGCCCACGGCGGGAAACCAAGTCAGACGTAATGCCACCCGTGCTTGGTGGGGCTTACCTTATCGAAATTCTTTTCGAGGTTGGCCCCGCCAAGCCTGTTGGCATGGGTGGCAGCGCGGCAATAGATGAAGTTGATTTGGCTGCATGGATGTCAAATCAGGGCGTGACGTTGACACCTTGGGAAGCCAAAACTGTCAGGCAATTGTCCCGTGAATATGCTGCGATGCTATCGGAAGCTGTGGAACCAAACACACCACCGCCTTGGGTTGACCCAGCAATCATGACCACTGAACGGCGCGAAAAAATATCAAATGCAATGTCTGATTGGGCAAATCTAATCAACACCAAGACACGATGAAAATCTTGTGCTATGGCCCATATTAAGCGATAACGCTCTGGGCCTCATAGGATATTGCGCGTGGCAGATTTAGCGAACCTTCGGATTGCAGTTGATAGCCGCGATGTTGCGTCGGCATCGCAAGACCTAAATAAAATGGGTGCTGCCGCTTCTGGCGCTGAAGGCAGTGTTCGCAGCTTTGGGGCAACAGCAACGCGAACATCTGTGGCCGTCAACGGCATGAATACGGTTATCGCACAAGGGGCCGCAGCCCAAGCCGCAGCCGCAAACGCAATGAGGGCTGTCGGTCAGACGGGACAACTTGCCAGCCATCATATCACGAACCTTGCATTCCAGTTTCAGGATTTGGGTGTGCAGATTGCGTCGGGGCAAAACCCGCTTGTGGCGTTTGTGCAGCAAGGAAGCCAAATCAGTGGCGTGATGATGCAGTCAGGTATGTCCACCAAGCAATTTGGTGCTGCGTTGTTGACCACCATTGGAATTTTGAAGACAACATCTGACGCGCAGCTTGACGCTGCCGCCGCTTCCACTGGTGCAACCGCTTCCCGTTTCCGTGCATTGAGCGCCCAAGCCGCTGAAGCCGTGATTGCTGCACAAGCTGAATTGGCACTGGCCGCTGCCCAAGCTGAAAACGCAACAACTGCATTGGCATCGCAAGCCGCAACTGAAAGACGCGCCGCTGGTCAGGCCCGTCTTGCCGCCGCACAAGTTGAAGCCGCCGCCACAGCCAAGGTTCTTTCTGCCGCAGAAATGCAAGCCGCTTCCGCTGCAACAGCCGCTGGCGCTGCCACTTCGGTTGCGTTTGCGCCAGTTACGGCAATCATCCTTGGTGTGGTCGCTGCCGCCGCGACCCTAACTGCTGGCTTTGCGCTTATATCTGGGCAATTCGATAAGTCTGGCGAAGTTGAAGCTTATGCCAAGGCGATGGGCATGACCAGCGAACAAATTGAAAAGGCTGGCGGCGCATCTGTGACCACGATGGATACCATCAAAGGTCTTTGGATGACCATGTATGAAGGCTTAAATCTTGGCGCAGTCTTCGACACGATAAAAGGCTGGCTTGATGAGGCTGGGAAGTTTGCGGTCACATCCGCCAAAGTCATCTTTGCGGCTTTTGCTGGCACGTTTAACGCCATCAAAATAATTTGGGCCACCTTCCCCGCTGTTTTAAGCGACCTGTTTGTTCAAGCGGTCAACGCTGCGATTGGCGCTGTCAGCTTTCTGGTCAATAACATTGTTGCGGCTATCAACGACCTTGCTGGTGAACCGCTTTTAAGCCCCGTCAAATTTGCCCAAATTGCAAATGAAAACGCTGGCGCTGCACAAAAGGCTGGTCAGGCAATCGGCAAGGCATACACCGACGCCTATTCTGACGCTGGCGCGTTTATGAGCAAGTGGGAAGCGAACAGCATCAAGGTTGCTAAAGGGCGTCTTGATGAGGAGCGCAAACAGAAGAAGGCTGCTGCCGAAAAGAAATCGGAAGAACAGAAGCTATTTGAGCAGCGTGAAAAGCAAGCGAAACAGTTTCTTGAAAATACCGAAAAGGAAACTTCGCGCATTGGCAAGACCGCCATTGAAATTAAGAGGCTGGAAATTGCTGCCGCTGCCGCCGCTGCACCAACTGCGCTGCTTGGATTGAAAATTCTGGCTGCTGGCGCTGCTTGGGAAGAAGCAACCCGCAATCAAGCTGGCATAGACTTCCAGAACAACATCATTAAGCCATTGCAGAATGAATTGGCATTGGTTGGCCTAACTGGTGAGGCCCGTGCGCGACGCGCCTTGGAACTTCAAGAAGAAGCATTCAAAGCTAAGGCTGCGGCTGATGGCATCAAAGATGTGAACGCTGCTTGGCAAGAATACCTGAAGGCCGAAACTGACATTATCAATGCCGAAAGCGTTTTTGATAAGCGCCAGAAGGAAGCCGAAAAGCTAAAGGAAACGATTGCTGACCTGATTGACCTGACCGACGAACTTTTCGGCGGCGCTGGTTCATTCTTGGCTAACCTTGGCAAAGAAATAAACATCGTCGCCCCAGATTTGAAAAAAGACCTGAAGACGATTTTTGACGATTTGCCCAAGGACTTGCAAGACACCTTTAGCGGATTTCTTACTTCACTTCCCACCGTTCTTGCCAATGCTCGAATTGGTCAGATGGTTGGCGGCGGCGCTGGTGGTGCTGTTGGTGGCGCTGTTGGTGGTGCGCTTGGCAAGGAGTTTTTGACCAAGGGATTGCAGGACATTGGTGGCAAGGTATTTGGAAAGGCGCTTGGCTCTCTTGCTGGGCCGCTGGGTTCAATTGCTGGTGGCTTGCTTGGCGGTCTTGTTGGTGGCTTGTTGACCAAAACCAAAACGGGCAGCGTAACGCTTACCCAGATTGCTGGCGGCGCTATGCAGCGCACTTTGACGGGCAATAGCGCACAGCTAAAGGGTATCGCTGACAATATGGCGAATGGCCTATTAAAAGGCTTGGGCAGCGTTGCAGAACAACTTGGCGGCACATTGGGTGGTAACGTCAAGGTCAGCCTTGGTATGCGTAAAAAGGATTACGTTGTTGACCCAACTGGCGCTGGCCGCACCAAGGGTTCTGGCGTTAAGAATTTTGGCACAGACGAAGCGGCTGCGGTTGCATACATTACGCAACTTGCAATTCAGCAAGGCATCGTCACGGGTATCAGCGCAGGGGCGCAAACGCTCATTCGCGCTGGCAACGACTTGAATGGGCAAGTGCAGAAGGCACTGAAGTTCGACCAAGTGTTCAAAGACCTGAAAAGCCAAAGCGACCCGCTGCAATCAA